TTTTTAATAAATATGATTCCATATGATTGCATACTATCTTTTGAATCCTTTTACTTTTCTGACTGATTCAATTGCTTTCAAATGGCAAGAACGGATATGCTGAATTGAATATCCCATTTCGTCAGCCACCGTAACCAGACTTTTGTATTCTACATATTTTTTATGCAGCAACTGTGAATATAAGGAATTATCAAGACTATTAATAGTGCTTGATACTTCCTGCTGAATATCAGACATTTCAGAAATATCTTTGGCAATTTCTTGTTGCAGATCAGCAATCTTTACGATTGTATCGCCTACATGATCTTTTGTACCGGATGTTTGAACTTTTTCTCCCATTGAAAAAGAAGACAAACTTGTAGCCAACATTCTGAGCTGGTATTCTTCAGAAATTTTGTTTTCGATTTTTCTCTTATAATCACGAACTTGTTCTAAATACTCTCTTGTGGTCATATTATCTCCTTCCCCAAAATGGATTGTGCATCGCAGTTGCTTTCCCTCCTAATGGATTCTGCACGTACTCTGCCATCATCGCCAAGCTGTCCGGGCCATCATCGTGAGCTACTTTTGCTCTTGTGGTATATGTGGTTACATTTGCCAAAAATAATCCGTAGTCGGATTTTGGTTTATACTGGCTTGGATG